AACCTATTACAAGTCTACTTTTCAGAGAACAGTAGAGGCAGTAGCCCCTGATGGAACCGCGAACTTTACTAAGAAAGCTAAAGGTTCGTTTACAAAAGCACAGATAGAGGCACTCATGCCTATAGCTCTTTGGGATGGAGTTTTTGCAAGTCAGGTCGATTCGGTAATTACGAATCCTCCAAAACTTCCAGAATCAGATACCTCTTTCACTATACCTTCCTAATCGGTAGGTGATGAGTGTGGCGTTACATTGTCTTATTAGTTATATCTAGTATTGTTTATGGTGAGGAGGCTCCTAATCCTGATGGCCCACCACCACAAACAGAGGATATGCCTGACCCAAGCACAGCGCCACCACCTGAGAATGAACAGGACGGTAACTTAAATCAGAATAACCAGAACTCAAATAATAATAATACAACTAGTACAAGCAGTAGGACATACAACGGAGCAGGAAGCTCTGGAATGCCAGTACAAAGTGCCATAGCTCCATCGCTCATGTCCACAGGATCAGAGACATGTTTACGATCTAGCAGTTACGCACTACAGGCTTTTGTACTAGGAATGTCAAGAGGACATTATAAATTAGATGAGGAGTGTAACAGAAGAAGGGATGCCAAGACTCTTAATGACTTAGGGCTGAAAGTTTCAGCAGTAGCAAGGATGTGTAAGTCTACGGAGATTTGGGAAAGCTTATTTATAAGCGGTACACCCTGCCCCATTATGAGAAATGGAAGACTCATTGTAGGCAAAAGAGCCTATTTAGAAATGAAGAGAAATCCAGAAATTCATATTCCGAACTATGTGGAGAAAGAAGAGTGGTACAACAAAATTCTAGGCATTGGAGGGTTAGATGAAGCTGAAGCAAATGGCAATGGCAATGGGGATACTTTGTCTCTCAGTGAACGCTACAGAAGCTCACTCAGATCAAGTACTGAATGATTTAGTTAACGCAAGTCGTAGTATTGTTCAAGATTTAGATAATGCATATAAGCTGACAGGCGGTTTAGCCTATGCAGGATATAATGGTCGGACTATTGGAATAGGAGCAGCCGATGTTGCTCTCATTACTCCAGACCAAGTAGCCGCCTATAATAATGCAGTAGCTGCAATGGCTGATGCAGACTACTACCATGCTCGTGAGTTCTTTGAAGACCAAGCAGCAGAAAGCTATGAAAATATGGAGACTGCCATTGATAGCTTTGTAGAGGCTACTGTAGAGCTGGTACAGACTGTAGAGGTTGCAGAGCTGGCTGTAGAGACTCAAGAGTCAGGGACTCTAGAGGATAAACAAGATCTATCTACTTTTGTAGAAGAGAACCAAGTAAGCCTCGTTATAGATCAAGAAGACGTAGATAACTTTAATAACTCACTCATTGAAGTAGAAGAGACTGCATCAACAGCCGCTATGTGGACAGCCGCTAGTCAGAATGATGAGCTAGTAGCCTACAGTAACGAACAGGCTGAAGAATGGGGAGTCTCATTCACAGAAGTAAACAATGTATATACAGACCAGTATGTTGCTTACTTTGATTGGTACGAAGATCAGAACTGGTCTGGTGCAGAATACATATGGTTTACGACAGACTATTTAAATCAGGGAATTAGTATTGATGATCTCTTATCTGCTGGTGAAGAGAGTGGAATCTATCAAGAAGGCCCTACAGCAGCGTATAGATGCTTTGTCTTGGGTGATTGTGAGAGTTAGATGAGTGCCAAAGATACCGCTTTACAAGTGGCCTACAGAAGCCTCACCAGAGCCTCCTGCTCCTGAGGCTCCACAGCCTGATATGTCTTTAGAGGCTACAGAGCTAAATGTAGGAGGTTTAAAACTTAAAGGAGTCTATATAGCTCTTTTATTTACGATAGTATCTACTATAGGAGGAACGATTTGGACAGCTAGTACGCTCTACGGAAGATTGGAAAGTGTAGAATCAGATAAGATAGAAAAGAAAGATATTAATCCTATAATAGAGCAGGTAGCTTTAGTAGAACAACAATTACAGGATAATGATATAAGTAGTTTGCAGGGTAAGTTAGCTCAGTTAGGAACCAATTTACAGACAATAATGACTCAACAAGCAGAGCTTCTTGCCATAAAAGAAAGAGTAGTTGAAGCAGAAAAAGAAGTGACTGACATGAAAGCAACCGTACAGTCAGCTAAACTCATAGTAGAAAAGGTAGACGGTTTCAATAAACAGCTCAATGACTTTGATGTTAAATCAAAGAAACTTGAACGGGAAATAAACGACATATGGACAGCTATGGATGACTTAGCTAATCCACTACAATAAGGAAAACTTACATGGATATTATGACAATTATTACTTGGGCGACAGCTATCGTGACAGCAGCTTCTGCTATCGCAGCTATGACACCTACTCCAAAAGACGATAACATAATCAAATGGATTTACAAGGCTCTCGATTTTGCAGCATTGAACTTCGGTAAAGCAAAAGATAGGGGCGATGATGGCGACCAATCTAACTAATAAGGAGTTGACAGCAAATGAATTGGCTCTTGCGGCACTGGAAAGAATTGATGCACATGAAAAAGAATGTGGTGAACGTTGGTTGGAAGCCACCCTTGAACTCAGGGAGCTTAGACGACAGACTGATTCACATGCTGCACGATGGGAACGTGTTGCATGGTTACTTATTGGTACGATACTCACTTCAGCTAGTGCTGTAATAGTGACTTTAATTTAGGAGAAAGCTAGACTTTTGATAGGTATATACAATGGCTAGAAAGAATAAAAGAGCTAGATCAAACTATTTACGAAAAGATTATCGTAAAGGTGGTCGAGTTAAATTGCAATCAGGTGGTGGTTTTGCGCCTTCTCCGAAACAAAAGAAAATGTTTCAGAGGCGTTTAGATGCTTATCAGGAACAACTACAGGGAAATCCTACTGATATACAAAGAACAAGATTAGAAAAAGATATAGGAGAGATGCAAGAATTATTAGGTCACAATGCTGCTCCTAAGACTCCTGTAGCTGCTCCACCTCCTACTACTACGCAAACTTCTACAACTGCTGGTCCTTCTACTAAAGTTGCAGCTACTTCGGCTCAAAGAACAAATTTTCAGAATGGTTCGACTTCGACATCTTCTGGTAGTAATGCATTTGATTATTCACCAAATAGAGGTGGTGAAGACGAGGAAGGTACTGATACTGGTGAAAATAAAGATATTCACGGAGAGGATAAAAAACAAGAAGGGTATCAAAGACCAGTAAGAGGATCTAGACAGCCCGGAGATCTTTTTTCTCCTGAAACCGAAACAAAAATACAAGATGAAAGAGCAAGAGCAGAAGCAGTTGCAATGCAAACAGAAGGATACCAACCTCCACAAATAGGTGCTCCTGAAGCTGTAGGATATCAAAGAGATGCCCAAGGAAATTTAATAGATAAAGATGGTAAACCTATAGAATATGACGCAGAGGGTAAGCCTATAGGTGATCCTGTAAAACTAGCTGGTGCTCAGACTAAAGAAATGGGAGGTTTTGTACCAGAAGGATATACTGTAGCCCATCCAACTGGTAATCCTACAAGACAAGATCCCCCTGCGGGGAAGAAGTGGGTCTATGATAAAAGAGGACGAAAACTAGCAGTTGATGATGATCTAATATCTAAAGCCCAAGCAGGACAAGCAAAAAAAGTAGGAAGATATTATGCTAGTACACAAACTCGTCCTACTGATATAGCTGATCCTGATGCTATAGACGCAGGAACATATCAAGCTGCTGGACCCGGATTTGACCCTAGAGATTGGACAGCAAAACAAGGTACTGTTACTCAAGGAAAAATTGAAAATATCCAAGGAGCAATAAGAAGGCCCGGAATTCCAGAAGGCTACAGTGAAACTCCTCCTGCTGGTGTAAACTATCCTGCTGTTGAACCGCCAGAAGGAATGAAATGGGCTTATGGACCCGGAGGAGATAGAATACCTATTTCAAAAACTGCGGGAACTCAGTTTGCTAGTGTAGATGAAATTACAGCAACAGCAGCTAAAGCAAGTAAAATTGAGGATATTTTAGGTCCAGATACTGATTATTTAGTAAAAGAAGTAGAAGGAGATGATACTACAATTACTCCAACTTCTGATGCTGAAGCATCGGCTCGTCAACAAATTACAGGTATAAAAGCTTCAGGAACAGAAGCAGCAATAATAAATACTGTAGGATACGAAGCTGCCAAACAAAGAATTGTTACAGGTGAAGCTGCTCAACGCGGAGCTGCTACAATGCTTACTGAAGTTGGTGGTTTACCTCCTGATATTACTGCTGCTATTGTTGAAGATCCTGCTACTGTAACAGCTCAAGTAGATACAAATCCTGTGGAAGTTAATGCTGCTATTGCTGCGTTACCTACAGAAGCTTTAGTATCTTCACAGATGGACTCACTCTTAGGTAGTATGGAAGGAGGTGAAGTACCTATATGGGCAAAACCTGCTGTCGATGCTATCAATCAAAGAATGGCAGAAAGAGGTCTTAGTGTTTCTACTGTAGGCAGAGATGCACTTTTTAATTCTATTGTTCAAAGTGCAATGCCAATAGCTCAAAGTAATGCACAAGCACTTCAGGCTAGAGCAGCACAAAATCTCAGTAACGAACAACAAGCAAACTTACAAGAAGCTACACAAGAACAACAATTAAGATTAGCAAACTTGGCAAATCAGCAAACTGCTGCAAGTCAAACTGCACAAATGTCTCAGCAGATGAAGACAATGCAAAGTCAGTTTAAACAAGATGCTGTGATGGCAAGTGCTGCTCAAGCTCAACAGTCTAGAATGCAAGATTTGCAAAATAGACAAGAAGCTTCGCGTGTCCAAGCTCAAATGGATCAACAAGCTGCTATGGCTAACTTGGGCAATGATCAGCAGTTAGTTATGGCAGAGCTTCAAATAGAAGCCGCCGTTGAAGGAGCAAATCAATCTGCTGAAAATCAAGAAAAAATGGCAGAGATGCAAATTGGCGCTGATTTCCTAGCTAAAAATGCTGGTTTTGCACAGCAAATGGAGCTTGCAAATTTAAGTAACGATCAGCAAATGAGGTTAGCTAACTTATCTTCTAAAAACTTATATCAAAGTGAAACTTTTAGTAATGCAGAAAAGATAGAACTTGCAAATCTTAATAAGACTATGCAATCCAATCTGACACAAGCACAAATATCTAGTCAGATGGGGATAGCTCAACTTAATGTTGATCAGCAAACAGCTATTCAAAATGCTACTATTCACGCTAATATGGATCTAACTAAGTTTAGTGATGCCCAGAAAGTAGAATTAGCTAATAGTAAATTCATGCAGTCTGTAGCTCTTGCAGACATGAATGCAGAACAACAAGCCATTATGCAAAATGCTACAGCTCAAGCATCAATGGATATTGCTAATTTAAATACAGCAGAAAGATTAGCAGTTACTAATGCTCAGAATTTTTTACAGATGGATATGGCTAATTTATCTAATAAGCAACAAGCTTTTATTTTAAAGAACCAGCAAAAGCAACAAAAAATACTTAGTACTCAGGCTGCTGAAAATGCTGCTAGACAATTTAATGCAACTAGTGAAAATCAAACAAATCAATTTATGACTAATATGGCAGTACAAGTAGATCAGTATAATAGTCAACAATTAAATGCACAAAAACAATTTAATGCACAACAAATCAATGCATCTAAAGCACAACAAAAACAACTCAATGCAGATATATCGAAATCTAATGCAGCTATGGCTACAAGTATTAATCAATTTAATGCACAAAATGAATTTAATAGAGAACAATGGAATCAACAGAATGCACAGGCTGTAGAACAATCTAATGTAGCTTGGAGAAGACAAGCAAATACAGCAAATACTGCTGCTGCTAATGCAGTCAATATGCAGAACGCACAAAATGCATTTAATATGTCTTCACAGGCTCAATCATTTTTATGGCAAGAAATGAGAGATCGTGCAAACTACGATTGGCAACAAGCTGAAAACTTTGAAAACAGAAAAACACAGGTCATTTCTCAAGCTTTAGCAAACGAAGGTGATCTAGCTAAAGTATGGAAAACTGTAGAATCAGCTAATTGGACTAACTTATTAGGTAGTGTATTTGGCGGCACAAATACTAGTGATGATTAAAAGGAGATAATAATGGGAAATCCGTTAAAAAAAATATTTAGTGGTGTAGCAAAAGTATTTAGAAAAATAGGTAGAGGTATAAAAAAGGTAGTTAAGAAAGTAGGAAAATTTGTAGGCAAATTAGGAATTGTCGGACAATTAGGTATGTTCATGCTAATGCCTCATATTGGTTCGTGGATATGGAAGGGGATGCTTAAAATGGCCCCCGGAATTTTAGGAACAGGGGCAGCAGCAGGTTCAGTAGCAGGCGCAACAGGTACAGCAGCGGCTAGTACTGCTAGTGCGGCAGCAGCAATGGCTGCACCTGTAGGAACAGCAACAGCAGGTCAAGTGGCAACGTCCTTAGTAGCAGGATCTACTGGAGCAACAGCACAGGCAGGACTTACTGCCGCAAGCACAGCTACAGTAGCTAATGTAGGACAACTTGCTAGTGCATTATCTACGGGAAATATAGTGCAAAGAACAGCAGGACTTATAATGAAAGGCGCACATTTGACAGGTAGAGCTTTTAACAGTGTTACTTCTATGATTGATCAAGGTGTAAGCTGGGTTAAAGATACAGGATCAAAAATATTTGGGCGGGGAAATGAAGCTAAAATGGTTACAGATGAAGCAATAGGTAAGAATGTTTTTGGTGCTGATACAAAAGATTGGTATATGGAAAAGTATGGTGTTTCGCAACCTTCAAAACCTTTTCCTAATTTAACCAAACAAGCTATGGAGGATACTTTTGCAAATTATGATTTTACTCCACCCATTAAAAATACAATTCCACCTACAATAGCACCGGGAGATCCTTTATACCAAGATAAACTAAATGCTGAGATTTTAAAAAAGGTTGGATCAGATGCACCAAAGAAAACTTTAGGTGAAAAAGCAGGTGATAAAATAATAGATGCTGGAAAGCAATTTGTATCGGGGGCATTTAAAGAAGGGATGAATCCTCCTGTTCCAGACGACGACGATTATGGAACTTCTGTGTGGGTAGGTGATATGCAAACTCCAGATTTAACACAGGCAAATGAAAATGATTTTTTATTAGCTCAAAGAGGACATCCTTATGGAAATAATTCTTATGTGCAACACATGAATCAAATTTTTGGTGGGTATCAAGATGCCTATTTTGGTTGGTTAAATGGGATGGCACCAATTCCTAGTGCAAGAGCAAATCAATATTCAACTGTTTAATACAATAGGATAAAACAATGTCTGAAGTTGAAGAGAATTTAAAATATAATCAAGAAGGTTTAGAAACTTTAGCAAATAATGGTGCTCCTATTCCGGGGGAATCTTTAACAAATAATCCCGATTCACAATTACCTTTTGAACAAGCTCCACAATATACTGAAGTATCCCCTGCTGTAGATGCTATATTTTTAGAGCTTACTGAGCCAGAAAATTATCATACACTAATGGATACCATTACTGAAGGTCTTCCTGTAGCGGATGTAGCTCAAATTCTTTTATATGATGGCTTCAGCAAAGGTATGTGGAATCCTGATCTAATGTTATTACTTATTGAACCGACTATATTTATGTTACTAGGTCTAGCAGAACAAGCAGGAATAGATGATCCTATTATATATCGAGGTGAAGAAGATGAACCAGATGATCCTGAAGATCAATTAACTGGTTTAGAAAGAGCAATGGAAGTTGCTAAAGAAAGAATAGTTCCAAGAGCTGAGAAGGGTCAAATACCTAGAGAAATAGAACAGAAACTAGAAACCTTTGAGCCTCCAGAGCAGCCAAGTTTATTGGCTCCTTCTGGTACAGAACAGGCCGCACCACCTAATTTACTAGATCAAGGAGTACAATAATGGCACAGAGTATTGAAGATTTTGCTGCTCCTCTTTTAGCTAAAGCAAAAAAAGCTAATAAGAAAATGGAAAAGAGAGTTAGAAATCAAAATTATGCTTTATTAGGTGTAAAACTAGCAAATCAGGCTTTACGATCAAGAGCAATGAATAGAGCGCAAAGTTGGTACGCTGGAGCACAGCCTATTTTACGACAAGCAAGAGATAACGCACAGGCTGGTTTTAACTTTTGGTCTAATCATAATGAAATGTTGGGAAAACATGATTCTACAGATTGGAAAGTGGCAAAAGCACAACAACTATTTAATACTGCATATGCAGAACAAGGAAAACATTTAACTGAGGAAGAAAAGAAAAAAGCTTTTGCTGCGTATATGCCTACTATTGAAGATCAATTAAATGCTTATGATAAACAAATGAAGCTTCATGGTGAGTTTAAAGGTGCTACAACTGAAAAAGAAAAAGAAATATTAAGAAAGAGATATTACGGTAACATTGATACTATGTTGACTAACGAAACTGCTCGAATTAAAAATGATAATAGTATATTCAGTGCTGTAACGGGCGCATTAGGTATTACTGGAAGAGATAGGCTAGATGATATTGATGCAATAGCTGGAATTCCACAAACAGGATTAAGTCCAAAGGAACAAGAGATTTCAGATTTCTTTGCGAGTGCAGAGCTTAGAGAAAAAGAAGATTTAGGATTAACAGAAGCTTCTAAAAGATCTGATGGTACGTTTAATTGGAATACTTTTGCAACTACAAATTTGGCTACACATGAAGATGTGTATGGTAAATTCCAAGATACAAGAGATAAATATATAGAAAATATTAGTGAGGGAACAGCAGGTATAGAAGCAATTGAAACGGATCTTCAACCTTACGGCGGTATAGTTGTAACATTAGACGATCAACATGAAAATAAAGTTGATATAGCATTTCATCAAATTGTAGACATGTTACCAGATACCGGACCTAAGGGTGCTGATACTGCTCAAACGCAATTTATAGATGATGTAACTACCTTGTCTTCTATTTTACAATATAAATACCAAAGGGCAGCAGAAGCTCTAGCAAAAGCATCAGGTAAATCAGCTCCTATATTTATACCACCCCCACAACACTTTATGAAAGCAGCTACAGAAATGATTGTAAATGACGGAAAATTTACATTTGAACGAAATAAAGTGATGCCAAATAAACTGACATATGAAAGCTACGATATAGCTAATCTTACACGAATAGCTAATGAAGAATGGAGTTCTTTGCTTAGTGAAAAGACATCAAGAGAAATATTTAAAGACATAGACATTGATGAAGGTAATCAAGAAGAATTAGACAGAGTAATAAGAGAGCAAGCTCAAGCAGCAGCAGATGCTTCTTTGTCTGTCAATAACAAAATAATGGCAAATATACCTGTTAATCATCTTATACAAGCACTGGAAGAAGCTAAAAAAGAATCTGATTACGATAAGACAGGAACAGAAAATATAAGAGATCAGTGGATTAAAGCAAGAAAAGCGGCAGGTACTTGGACTCAAGAGGATGAAGATAAAATAATGGCAATACAGCTTTCAGCTACTACAGTACCTACACTTCCATCTACGAGTGGTACTTTTGTACCACCTAGATCGGGACCGGGAAGACCTAGATAATGATAACTTATTCAGAATTACTTGATCTTTCTAATAAAATAGAGGAAGAAGAGGAAGAAGAACCTATTCAGACTTCTATCTTACCGCCTCCACAATCAAAACAATCTGTTGAAGAAGAAGCCCAAGAAGAATCTGATTTAGGTGATCTTAATCAGTTCATGGCAAACTTTTATGCTAGGAAGAAACTTCAAAGGCAAGCAGACGGAACCTTTATTCCTAAAACTAAAACAAAGTCTATATCTGTTGAAAATATTCAAGAGGAATTTAGTTTAGATGATCTTGAAGATCCTTCTCATTTTTTACACGATGAGTGGACTCAAAGATCAAATAGATTTTTAGAAGGTCTTAGTAAGTTACAGCAAGATTCTGAAGTTACAGGAAGTAAAGATCTTTACGAATACTTCAGAGATGAAAAATGGAGTACTACCCGGACAATTCAAAGAGCTTTTCAAAATGGAAGCTGGACTCCTGAAATGATGGAGGACTACAGATTCTTACGTCAGGTTTTTGATAAAGCTAATTTAGGCGGTGCTGGTCAAATTGTAGAAGCTACAAAAGATATTGGTATCGATTTAATAGCTGATCCTATGAATCTTGTAACAGCTATAGCATCCATGTTTACTATGGGTGCAGGAGGTGTGGCTGTACAAGCTGGAGCCAGAGGTCTTGCAGCAATGGCGGGTAGACATGCTTTATCAAGACATATAAACACTAAGGCAGCACAAATAGCAGTGAGTCCTACATGGCAAGGTACTCTTCAAGGAATGAGCATAGGCTTAACTGAAGGTGCTTTAGATGGAAGTTTAATTAATGCTGCCACTCAAATAAGTGAAAAGCAAACTGGATTGAGACAGGGAGATTTTGATTGGGGTGAATTAGGAAAGGCTACAGGAGCTGGTGCGCTTTTTGGGGTAACATTAGGAGGAACCGTAGCTAGTGTAGCTAATGCTATAGCTAGACGATCTTATGCAAGAGCTATGGGCAATTCAGATATTAGTCTTCCACAACAAGTATTAGATGAAAAAACACAGAAACTTAGAAATACTACGCCAGAAGATATACGAAGATTTAGAAGAGCATCTCATCGTTATCATAAAATGATTTCAGCTTTGCCTACATTTGGTAAAGCAACTACACGTTATTTAGAAGTTGCACAGTCTGCTTCTCCAAAGCTTAAAGAGTTTATTAAACTAATACGATATGATGCTTTTAAAGGAGTTTTAGGTAAAGACCAAATAGATACGGTTGTTCCTAATTTTAATATACGAAGAGAAATGAGAGAGGGTAAACTTAGGGTTACTGCTGATAAATTCTTATCAAAAATAATACACAAAGGACAAGGAGCATTAGGTAAGCATAGTTTTTATAATATAAAAATGGACCCTGTTGCCAATAAACAATTATTCAGTTTACTTACTGGTGATCATAAATTTAATTTAAAGACTTTATATAAACGTTATTACAATATTAATCCTCAGACAGCCAAAACAACAATGGATGGTGAGTTAAAAAATAATTGGAAAAATATACGCAAAGTTAAATTACATGGTGAGGAAGTTTCTCCTGAGGTTATTGGTGCAGCTTTTCATGTACGAAGAACTTTAGACAAAGCACACACAGATGCTTCTTTTATCGATGTTATTGGTACAGATGGTAAAGTCTCAGGAACAACAAGTTTATTTAATTACTCTAAAAAATTCATAAAAAATTATTTGCCTCATGTATGGATATACGATGCATTAGAACCAAACAAAGAAGCCTTAGTAGATTTATTACTTAATACAAAACATACTAATTTATTAGAAGGACAATTTCCTACAGTTAAAGGTAGAATCGCTACTAAAGAAATAGATCTTAAAGTGATCGATGGGGAATTAAAGAAAAAGAATGCTGCTGGAGATTATATAGAACTTACAGCCCAAGAAACAGATCAAATTAAAATTGTTTCTTCTTTCGATGAAGAAAGTAAACAGTGGACAAAAATTCAAAATGAAGAATTAGAATTTATTTTAACTCAGCAAGGGGATTACGACCAAGTTACTTTTAAAAATTTATTTAAGGATGAAGGGGTATCAAGCTTTAGAGAACTAGCTAGAAAGAAAAATCCTGATACTGATGAAAATACTATAGAAACTATAGCCAGAAGATTAAAAGGTGAAGCATTAGTTCAAAATATGATCGATGGTAAGTATGATCTTCATAAAGGACTAAAAGATGTAACTTCTGATCGTACTGCATTTACTCAACACAGAGCTTTTAATGAACTTAATTCTACTGACCTATTTAATTTAGGTGTTATAGAGACAGATGTTCCTACTATATTCAGTGACTATATGCATAAGATATCTGCTTCTATAGAAAGAACTTCTTTATTTGGAAATACTAAAGGGGAGTTTTCTGAACGATGGCAGATCCCTATTCAAAAAGAATTAATGGACGCAAGAGCTGATAATCCAGAATTAACTCTAGATATAATCCAAGAGATTACAGGGAAGGGTGCTGGCATGGATGCCGATTCTGGAATCATGCAGCTCTATGGCCGGGTTACTGGAATAGAGGGCGCTTATATTAAAAATCCATTTGCTAGAGGAGCATTAGATACTACAAAAGTAGCTATGCGACTTGCGTATCTTCCATTAGCTGTAGTGTCAAGTTTTAGTGAGCCTTTAATTGCTTTATCTAGAGCAGACTTACCAGATACTAAAGATTTTATAAAAGAGTTTAGTAAAGCAGCAGGAAGACAGTTTAGTAAAAGTATGAAAAGAGCCATACGAGCTGGAAAAGTAGCTGGAGGAAAAGAGGTTCGTGGTGCTCCAGACATGAGCAATGAAGATTGGATGGACTTTTATCAGGCTGGTATCGCTGCTGAACAAGCAATGGAGGATAGACTTCAAGGGCTTTATGGAGAATACCATACAAAAGCTGGGCAATATATATCTCAACAATTTTTCAAATATAATCTTTTGATACCGTGGACACAAGCAGTTCAGATGGGTGCTTATAATTTCTCAAATGCTAGGGTTACTAGAATACTTGGTGATCTTAATAGAGGAACGAATTTTATGCATCAGCCTTTAACTAAAAAGGCTATTCAAAGAAGGTATGAAGAACTAGAAGAAATTGGAATAAATCCAAAAGAAGCTCTTGAAGAATACAATCAGTATGTCATTCCTGAAATAAATACAGAAACCATTACTCCTAAAGGAAGAGCATGGGCTAGGTTCGATAGAAAAGAAAGAAAAATTTATGTGAATGAATCTGAATTACAAAAACGATATAAAAATAAAGCTTGGACTAAACCAAGAGTAAAAGGTGTAGAGGCTTTACCTGAAGATCAGTTTAAATCTTTAGATGAATTTAGACGATTTATTTATTCGCATGAAAGACATCATGCAATGTTACCAAAAAGAAAAAAGGAAACAAAAGCTGAATATGAAAATAGAATAAATCAAGCAGCTTTAAATAATATGGATCTTGGAAGATCTATACAAGGTAATTTTAGACAATCAGATTGGAAACAAAGTGATTATTATGATCACTCCATTACTCCTGCTTCATCTTTATTTGCCAGAGAAATTATTTTGAATCCTTCTGTAGCAGAAGCTAATACTCCTTTATGGTATTCCCATCCTGCCGCACAACTATTTGTTCAGTTTATGGGTTATCCAACAGCCTTTAATAATATTGTGTTAAAAGGAATGGCTAGGAATGTTGTTAAGAACCCTATGATTAATGGATCAAAAGTTTTAGCTGCAACAACTTTAATGACCGGAACAGCTATGCTGGGTAATATGATTCGTTCTCATGGAGAAAGTCTAGACTTAGATCCTATAGATCAAGTAGCAGAAGGAATCAGACGTTGGGGTGGCTTTGGTCCTTTTGAAATAGCGCACAAATATATACAAGGAAAAAAATATGGTAGGTCATGGCTTGGTCCAGCTATAAAAGCTCCACTAGGACCATTACCTTCAGTTGTTGTTGATTCCATAGCATATGGGCAAACTCCCTCACAAACTTTAGGAAAAATGGCTCCCGGTTATGGTCTTCTTTCTCCTGAGGCAAAAAGAGAATGGAGTAAATATTTAGGAGCTAAAGGACATAGAGATTCTTTTTCAGTAAGAGCAGGACTTAGAAGACCTCATAAGAAAAAAGTAAGGGATGGTCTAGCTACCGGAGGAGTTGTCAGTATAGATAATGCAACTCCAGAGCCTGATGAGCGTGTTGATCGTATGACAGGTCTACCTTATAACATACAAGCTGGTGCAGCTTTTATCGATGCAGAAGAACGTAGAGGCTTTGCTGAAGGCAGTCTTTTAGAAGATGACGATCCTCAATCCTTCTTACCGACTCCTCCAGTAGAGGGCGAATCAGATATGCCTGAATGGAGACAACCTACGACACCAATTAAAGCTATTGATGTAATGATGGAGGATGTAGATGAACCCATAACTCCTAAACAAAAGGCCCGACAAAAAGTTAAAGAAAACGATATGTATCGGGTCTTAACTAGAGACGAAGAAGAGTACGCTACATTTGATAGAACAGAGTTGGTGCTGTACTCAGAAGAGGATTTGAGTCCATTGAATTTGAAAATGGATCAGACCTTCTATACTTCACTTCCTGAAGATTCTAGAAAGGCTAAGTTAGAAGCCTTTCGAGATTCCTCAACATTAGGTTTGAATGTCTCAGAAAATCCTGTGAGTGGAAATGTTCGATTGGCTGGTAAGATTCAGTTTAAGAATGTATTGAGGCTCAATGTAGACGAGGTTACTCCTGATACCATAGCGGATCAGTTATCTATAATAAGAACACAGAATGTATTAGCAGAGCCTTTCTTAGCAAAGGCTGTTATAAGGACTGTGAAGAGTGATTTAAAAACCAGAGACATGGTTTTAGAAATGGACGATCAGCTTACTCAAGATAAAAGAGATCTCATAGAACAAAGTAAAAGTTTTATTCTACGGCAAGGATTATTAAAACTAGGCTTCGATGCTATTAAATACAACAATGGCTATGTGCTTTTAAGAGAGCACCAGTTCCTACCCACGGAGATTGAAGAAGAGCGTGATGCCCGTAGTCATGGCGGTCTACTAAGTACACTAAATAAAAGAAGGGCTAGATATAATGAGGGTGGCTCAACGGATGATGAGTTGGTTTTTGGCACTGATTTCACTAAAAAAGAATTAAATAGACGCAATACTTTATTTGGCATGGCCCGTAAGGAAGCGCTTAGAAGATGGAAAGCTGGTGTAGAGGCTGGCGATATTAATCCGAGAAAACATAGCCAGAGTGGATTTATGCGTACTCAACGGATGGTATTACAGCGTGAATTATTTACAGATTATGATGACTATCCTGAAGGTGAATATGTTTTCAGAAGAGATAGAAAAGCGGAAGGTGGCAAAATAAAAGAAGCTCTTAAATACGCAGGTACAAGATCATTAGAAACACTGGCAGACATATTTTATGACATGGGAGATGAAGAACTAAGAGCGCATGAAAAAGAAGCTGCCCGTCTACTTGATAAAGGTATTGATCGTGGAATAGTCAATGAAAGAGAACGAGTTACTATAGAAAACGACAGAGTTTTAAATGCAGGTGATGCCTTTAATGCTATTAATCATATGCTGCTTTCGGCCAAACATCATCGTCTTGATAAAAAGATAGCATTACAAGCTAAAGAGATGGGACAATGGATCTTGGATGATCCGCAATCCTCTGAAATAGATTGGAGAAATAATAAACTTGGCTTTGAGATTGGCGAACAAAGCGGAGGAGATATTAATAAAATTAATGAGGGTATTCTTCAGGCTATGAAAGAAGGAAGACAAACTAATAGAATAGACCATGAAAGTAAGATGGATAGATTCCGTTCTTTATTTTCAAATGGGGGAGATCTTGACTTAGATATAGAGGAAGCTCTTGCAAAAGAAGAAGCTAGATTGGACGGAGAACGAAATGACAATCCAAACCTCAGTAAGAATAGAGGATTAAGAAATAGAAACTTTGGTAATATAATTGGAGGGTCGTGGAGAGATAACCGCATAAAGCATAATGAAAGAGCCATAAGATTTCACGGTGTATCAGGAGTAGACGAGGCTGGAGCAGGACCAGAAAACCCGGAAGTCTATCTTCAATTTGATAAGTGGTTGTGGGGTCTGAGAGCTATGGCCCATACACTTAGAAAAGAAAACTACAGGAATAAATCTTTAGAAAAAATAACGAACACTTATTCTAGGACAGATCAAGATACTTACGCGACAGATGTTTCTGAATTCACTGATGGTGAATTAGCAGTTAAAGATACTATTGATACTCACGATGATAATAAATTAAGAATGTTAATGAAAGCTATGATAACGAAAGAAGTAGGACATGATATGTCTCCTAATAATTTAATGATAAATGAAGCAATACGATTATCCAAAGAAGATAAAGAAGACTCAGAGTTTTCTCAAAGACGGAATATAAATAATGCCTCCAGCAACTAAACTAAATGAAAACTCAGAGATAACCATACCACTCCGTAATCTAATAGCCTTAATAGCCGCTACAGCTATAGGAGTCATGGGATACTTCAACATCACAGAACGTCTTAGTTTCCTAGAACACAATCATGCCTTACAAACTGTTCAAGTAGAACAGAACTCAGAATTCAGAACGCTCTGGCCTCGTGGTGAGTTAGGCTCTCTACCCGATGATGCAGAACAAAATATTCGACTAGACTTTTTAGAGCAGAGAGTTGAAAAAATGGTTGAGAGCAAAGCTTTTAAATACAATGAATCTTAAATAAAGTACATAAAGATGGAGTACCGATAATGCTTCCTATCATCAGTGCAGTATCAAACCTAGCAGGTACGTGGCTGGAAGGCCGTGTAGCGAAGACTAAAGCAAAAGCAGAGGCAGAGGCCCATGTACTCAAAACACAGGCTGAGAGTGCTGCTGATTGGGAGGCTGCGATGGCACGAGCGTCGAGTCAGTCTTGGAAAGATGAGTGGCTGACTATCTTATTTAGTATTCCTCTAATTCTGTGCTTCATTCCAAGCACTGTTGTCTATGTGGAGCAGGGCTTTGATGCCCTATCAAGAATGCCCGAATGGTATCAGTATGCCCTATCTGTCATAATTGCTGCCAGTTTTGGTGTTCGTTCTGTAATGGGTATAATGAATAAAAGGAAATAATTATGGATGAGAAAATAAAATGTTGCGGTGGGGGTTGTGGTCAGCACGATGTAATTCAAGAACGTATAAAAGAAATTCAATATAGAAAAGAGCAACGAGCTAAATTTTTACAAAGATATGGAAGGTAAGAAAATAAAAACCACATGAACGTTATAGATATAGAATCCTATAAAAGATCAAAAAAATCTGAAAAGAGTAAAAAGGAAGTAGAACTATTGATGTTTTATTCAGAACTTAAACATCTTTTAAGATTGAAAGATCATGTGGAGTTTAATATTTCTATTATGCAAGAAGTCATCAGTAATGTTGAGGACGAAATATGCGAGAAGAAGGACAAATAATATTAATTACTGAACTATTAGAGCAAAAGAAACGTAAAGAAGATGAATTAGAATACTACCATAAAGAATTAGAAACGTTACGACTCAAGGCTGACATTGTAGAAAAAGAATTAGAGATGACCAGAATGATTATAGATTTAATTGAGAATGAAAAGCTAAAATGAAGATGACAAAGTTTGAAAGTTTCTGTACTCGTATGTGGCTAGATTATTGCGATGAACAGAATGATTGGCAAACAGTTCCAACAAGATTAGAATTAGAAGAATATAAAAGAACTTACCACGATTGGTTGTTCGATAAATTTATAAAACAAAAAGGGGTGGTTGATGGAAGAGATGTTTAATATGTTTGAACCACCGGAGGCAGCAGTTCTTAGATCGAATGCAGAAGCCATATCTCATTTGGCGGATGCTATTATGAATGTAGAAGATAAAGAACTTCAGCAAGGGTTGTTCACCTTGATTAATCGTCACAGTGAATTTCTATTAGACTGTAGTGGTACAGTGATGACTGCGAATAAGATGCACTTGAAGGCTGTTAAATAATTCATTTCCGGGCATTCAAGGCCAGTTCAATCTTATCGTGGATCTGATCAAGTTCTGTCTTAGCTTCTAGTAAAGTACTTCTTAATACATTAAAGTCTTTATTATTTAAATACTTTTTTAATTTTTTAATATCTACCGATATTCGTTCAGTAATCAAATTACCTTTAGCATCAAATAAAATTTTATAACCTAATATAGTTGCTTCGCTTTTAGGTATCATTCTACTTCCCTAAATACAAGTTTACCAGAGTCGCCCCTCAATCCAGCTTTCATATATGAGGTAGCTCTTCCTTCAAAGAAGTTCTGATGTTCAATTCCCATCACCTCATCCAGCCATCCTAGAGGGTTATCTCTCTGATCAAAATTAGTTTTTAATCCTAGTTGTAATAGTCTTCGATCTGCAATATATCTATTGTAAGCATACATATCTTCTTTAGTTAATCCTTGTATGTCTCCCATAGAAAATACTAGATCAAGAAACTTATCTTCTAGTTTCACCATTTCTCTACAGATTTGATAGAGTTCCTTTTTAAAATCATCTGTCCAAATCTCTATGTTCTCTTGAATAAATTCTTTGAATAGTCTAGTCATGGCTTCTACATGCAGAGACTCATCTCGTATAGAGTACGTTACAATCTGTCCCATACCCTTCATCTTCCCGAATCTAGGAAAGTTTAATAGTATTGCAAAGCTACTAAACAACTGGAGTCCTTCGGTGAATCCCGAATAGACTGCTAAAGTTTTAGCGATACTCTGCTTGTTGCTTAGTGTGGGCTTGAAGTCTTTAATATAATCGTGCTTATCAAGCATCTCTTCATACTCAGAGAATGCTTTATATTCTAATTCAGGCATACCTACTGTATCCAACAGCAAGCTATATGCATGTTGATGTATAGATTCTATGTTTGCAAAGCTGCTCATCATCATACGAGATTCTGGTTTCTTGAATACCCGCATGTATTTATCGATATACCCGGCTCCTACATCTACATCAGACTGTGTAAATAATCGAAAGATCTGAACTAATAGGTTACGTTCAGTATCAGATAGATCCTGCCAGTCTTTAATATCTGTGTGTAAAGGAACAGACTCTGGCATCCAGTGCATTTGATTTTGTAATACATAATAATCAAACATCCACGGATGATCGAAAGGCTTATAGTAATCTCTAGTATTTAGTAAACTCATTCATCGTTCTCCACAGGAAAGCAGTTAAAGTTTGCAGCCACAGTTCTACGTTCTCCTTCGCCTCTAAAGGGATAAACTGTATGCTGTAGCCAAGAAGGGAAGAAATAGATCTTTCCCACTTTAGGTTTGAATATCGTAGCGTATGTAGGTTTTAAGATCTCCTTATCTCTTGTCGAGTTTCTACCATAAATAAATTCTAAGAACCCATCTGAACATCCCGAAGCATTAAAATAACTGAGCTTTCCTTCGATTGATGGATCAGGTAATTTAGAAATCTGTTCTGGAACTTTTGTCCATGTGGTACAGGAAACTCCCATAGCTGTCTTAGTCCCATGATCGTGTATTGGATTGTAGTCACCCGCATAGCTATGTACTGACCACAGGTGATCTATCTCTACTTGTCTATTGCCAGCCATTGTTTGCCCTGTAAAACCTAAAAAGTCTGAGACATATTTAGCTGCAATACTGCAAAGAGCTACGTTAACTTCATCCAACTCCTCACATGTATGATCCATGCTCAGTTGTTCGCCACCGTGTATTTGACCAACTAATGTATCGGCAGCAGTTTTACGATCTTTCTTTTTGAGTAAGTTATCTAAATGCTTATTTAGAGTATTGACCATAGCTTTAGGAAATTCTACTTCCATTAAAAGCACAGCAGGTAAGGGCAACATTTTATAGGATATATCTTCCATCTTACTAAGGATTTTCCCTGACAATAAAATTATTTTTTAAGCACTCTAGCTTGTCTTCGACTTCAGCTAATTGACCTATTAAACCATTGATAGATTCCATAAGATGAGGATGCTCCGCAACACCCACACTATTTGTCAGATAGTTATCTATATCTATTTTCATTTCTTCAATCTCTGCTTCATACTTTAACTTCAGGGCATGTATTTTCATATTGCGAGTAGACATTTGTTCTCCTTTTAATTAGCCTTCACAGGCTAGACATTCTAATTCCTCTAATTTTATTCTAGGTACTTTGACGGTAATGTTCTCAGTTGTCCGTGCAGCTTCTGTTCTAAAATAATAAAGAGATTTTAGTTTGTTTGCACCGTACCAATGGACATCATTAACATACTGCATATAATCATCGTGTGTTTCCTGATCTTCAGTAGCCTTGGGAAGTGTAAAGAATAAGTTGACGCTCTGACTCTGACAAATAAACTCCTGTCTTTTGAGTGCGTGTTCAACTACCCAAATCTGATTGATCTCAGTTGCTGTTTTAAATACATTCTTCTCGTGATCAGAAAGAACATCTAAGTGCTGCACTGATCCATTATGTTCTAATATGTCAGCCCATAAATCTTTTATCTTCTCAGGTGATAACTTTTTCTTTCTAAAAAGATCTTCAAGAAATCTGTTTTTAACCTGATAATTTCCTGTGAGGGTTTTATGTGTAAAGATGTTAGCACGAAAAGGTTCAATAGAAGGAGAAGTCCCGCCACAAATAATACTGCTACTAGCATTAGGAGCAACAGCGAGTAAATGAGAATGACGATACCCCGTCCCGTACACATCAGGAGCTTCCCCACGCTCATCAGCCAATCGTTGAGAAACTTTACGCGACTCAGATTTGATATGCTTAAAACATTTGTGATTAAAACTCGTAGCATAGATGCTTTCGAAATCAATGTCGTTACGTTGGAGATAGGCGTGAAACCCCATTGCACCCAAGCCAATCGACCTTTCTCGATAAGCTGAGTATGCAGCCTTTGTAAACCCTTCCTGTCCTTCCCTAATATAGTTTTTAAACCTTTTAAAATTTGCACTGTACTCTCCAAGTTGAGTAGTATCTATAGCATTCTCGATAAAATGTTGTAGTATATTATCGAGCATAGTTACCAAATCACTAATGAACAGCGGATCTTTTGACCACTCATCGAAGTGTTCTAGATTAACACTAGATAAACAACAAACCGCAGTTCGTTCTTCGTTTGTAGGTAACGTGATTTCAGAACAAAGATTGCTTTGTCTTATTTTTAAACCTAAATCTTTCTGCTGCTTGGGTAAGTACTCATTACATAAATCGATGTTGACCATGTAAGGCTCACCAGTTTCTGCTCTTGCATATATAATCTGCCACCAAAGATCTCTGGCATTAATTATTTTCACAGCTTCATTAGTTTTAGGATCAACCAATCGCCAATCTAAATTATCTTTTACAGCATTTAGAAACTCATTGGTTATTGTAATCCCATTGTGAAGATTCAAACATTTCCTATTTATATCCCCACCAGACTCTTTACGCATGTTGATAAATTCTTCAATCTCCGGGTGACTAATATCCATGTAAGCAGCGTAGCTTCCACGCCTAGTTGTACCCTGATTGAAGGCAAGCATCTGAGAATCCACTACATGCATGAAAGGAATGCTACCAGTAGAGCGACTACCGTGAGTAGTAGGAATGCCATTACTCCTAACGTCTCCCCAATATCCACCAATACCTCCACCTGAACTTGCCAACCATATGTTCTCGTCATAGTGATCAGATAACCCGCCACGGCTGTCAGGTACATAATTGAGGAAGCAGCTAATAGGAAGACCACGGCTGGTTCCCCCGTTAGAAAGTATAGGAGTGCTATACATGAACCAACAGTCGGAACTGTAGTTATAAAGCCTTTGAGCCAGTTCATAATCTGTTACTCCTTTGAACGTCGCTCCAAAAACAGACGCTCTCGCAAATGCTTCTTGGGCATGTGTTTCTCCTTCCCAAAAATAACGATCCTTTAAACTGTTCAAACTAAAATCGTTTAAGTTGTTATCTTTATTGTAATTTATTTTTATACCTAAGTATTCTTTGGGTCCAATTTTATCCTCTACCATTTATTATTTTTCCGATTTATTATTTAAATAAAATGCAATCATAGCGTAGTGTATAATTTTAAGTAGATCCTTATTATTCTTACCGTCCTTCTTACCATATCGCATAGCATACTTCATAACATTACCCATACAAAAACCTTCGCCGTGTCCTGCGTCAATTATCATATCGGTTGCTTGGTATTTCCCAGCAGCATAATGTTCTTTGTAAGTGGCATCTATATAAGGTTTTATTATTTCATCTAATATAGTGTCTTCAGAATATTTATAATCTGTGGGAGTGCTCTTAATTCTAAGATTACTTTTTTGACTTTTAACTCTGGGATTACTTTTTTGAATAGCTTTATGTACAGCATCCCATTCTTCATCAGTAGCACTATCAATACTAATACTCATCCTCACCTCCAAGATTCAGGTAAAGTTTCTTCCGTGTACCATGTAAATTTATTCTTATTTGCCCATTCAGCATGTGATCTTTTAGTACCATCCTTTCTCCTTTTAGCTCCCGGCATAGGAGCTTCTGGTTTTTGAAATAGAAATACTAGTTCTGTATTTATAGGAAGAGATTTCCTTAACCATATATATTTGCTATATTCAGCATGGTCCCAAAACCTACCTTTAGCTTCCAACAAAATTGTTTTTAAACCTATTTGCTTTACAAAATCTATTTCGTAGGTTTTCTCCATAATATATTTAATGACATCCCCACGAAGATTCCAATTCTTCAGTGTGTTTTGGTGTAAAGAAAACTCCCACATACTGTCATAACCTTTCGGTATGTATCTCTTCTTGGGTCTAGGCTTCCTTGGTTTTCTTTTAGGCATCTAGTAATTCTTCGACCTTAGGTTCTCTTACAACTTTAGTTAAGTAAGTGATACCTTTAGAATATTTAAATGCCCTGAGTCCTTGACCATCATTTGAATCTTTATGGCATTCAAACTTATGAGCACAGTATCTACATTCTCTAGGAAGTCTGTAGTTACCTGAGGTTCCTTCAGGAACAGGATCATAGCAGAATTCCGGTGGGGTATCCGACTTAATAACTTTTTGTAAATCTTCTATTTTAAAGGGTATATTAGGTTTGTCAAGTTCATCTGGTTGAAATAAGGCTAATTCTCCTGTTTCTTTATTAATAGCAAGGAAGCCGCCATCAGTTGTTTCTTCTGAATGTTCATATCCTGCCAGTTGTGCCATGTATCCGAATGGATCATCATCTGGTAGGCTACCATCTCTAAACTTTTTAAAAGCAAACCCGGAAGCAGACTTAATATCTACTACCTCCCCGTCTATTTTACAATCCATGTGTCCCAAGATACCGCTTATCTTAACTTCCTTTTGCTCATCAGTTACTTTATGTCCTGATAATTCTGTCAGGAATAAAACAACTCTCTCTAGAATATGACCATATAGAAATTTAATAAGTACCGGAGAGGGTATTCCTTGAGTCTCCCTTTTAGAATTCATGTCATACCATAGTTGTCTTTTAGGTTTACCTATATTTGACATCCGTAAAGCAGGTTCTCTTTTTGATCTAGGTGTAAGCCAATCTTTAAGAGCTTGCTTCATAAATTCAGCAAACTTATCTAGATCTTTATCACACACATCTATAGTTTCTCCTTGACCTAGAACAGCTATGCGATCATAAATATCTTCTACAACTGTATCTAATTTCTTTGTCATATTTTATGCTCCACAAAATTTAAACTTCTGGTATCAGGATTAAAGCCAAGAAACTTTACACCTAATTTTTCCTGTACTTTTGTCCTAGTTTTTTTAAGATTAGGAGATCTCTCTTTATTATTGACATGCAAAGTTTTAACATCAATAAGAGTAATGTTTCCTTTTTTATCCATAGCTATCATGTCTACTGGCCCGGTACATCCTGAGTTTTGAAAGACTTCATACCCATGATCCCACAACCAAGTCACAGCATAGTACTCAGCAAAGTCTCCTTTTCTACTTTGATTATGGTTATTCATATAATTCCTTTAAAACTTGCAAATTATTTAATTCATTAATAGGAAGATTGTAACAGTCTGTTCTAACCTTCCAATTATTAGAAGGATCTACCTCTCCTTTTTTCAAGAAGGTTGCTCTCTTAAGATAATCTTTCTTATCCATATAACCTAAGAGCCATCCTTCTGAGTAATCATACTTACTCCACTTCTTAGGAAGTATCCTTGTAAATACATATACATCACAGTCTTGTTTAGTATTGAGAGCAGCCACTGAACATTCATAGTGATCTCTAGGTGGAGTAGTTACCTTCTTACTCTTCACATCTATTTTAAATTTATTAAATATAATATCGTAGTCATAGGTATTAGATAGTTCTGTTCCTAGATAGTTCGCTGTAATAATTTCTCCAAGGAATCCTGTGATATTTCCTTTACCTTTCATAATAGAATTATTGAGCTTACCCATTTCAGTAGATAACTTCTTAGCACGATCCACATCTTCCTTTGTAATTCTAATGTGTTTCACTCCAATCACTCCCTACTTTATATTCACCAGTTAAAGGACAACGTAGATTAAAATGCTCTGCTGCTTCTTCTATAGCTTCTACACCTAGCTGACCTACTATATCTGCTTGGTCTTCTTGTACTTGTACCTGCCACTCATCGTGTATATTAGCAACAAAGGTAGCATTCAACTTATTAGCTTTAATCTTTTCATCTAAAAGTATCAGAGCTTTCTTCATTGCTATAGCGCCACCACCTTGCAAGAGACTATTAAGAGCAGCGTGTTCACTTCTAATAGCAATACAACGTCCGTCTATTCCTTTGAGGAACCCTCTTTTAGCTGCCTTCTGTACTCGTTTCGTAAGTGAGCCAAGTGAGGGTAGATTGCCGAGGAAACGTTCTTTAAGCTGTTTACCATTAGATCTACTTCCTCCAACCACTTTCCCAAGTTTTTCATCTCCTGCTCCGTATATGAAGGCATAGATGAAAGTTTTAGCCTTATCTCTTGATTGAATTCCTGCAAGTCTTTGGTTAACCGCATGTATATCTCCATTAAGGATTTCATTTATATACTCCTCGTCCTTCATGTAATGGGCAAGCATCCTTAATTCAAGTTGGGATGCGTCTATACCTACTAACTTATATCCATCAGGGACAGTCCAACAAGACCTACATTCCTTACCATATTGACTACCCATATTAGGAACTTGGGCAACGTTCGGTCCTCGATGACTCATACGATTTGTAATTGTCCCGTTGGATATAACCGTACCATGTACCCGGCCATCATCTTGTAACTCATCGAGCCATGATGATAACTGAGCTATCCTCTTCTGTAGTAATAAGAACTCTGAGATAAGTTTAGCCTCTGGTATATGTTGTACCTTTTTAAGAGTACCCTCATCTACAATAGGCTGTCCTGTAGGAGTAAATTTTTCTGGCTTCCATCCTAAATCTTTAAGATGTTCTCCAATTTGTTTACGTGATCCAAGATTAAATACCTGTAGTTTCTTTCTCATAAATGGTTTTATACTTGAAGGCCACGCACAATTGAATCCTGCATATTCTTCTTTAGTCAGTCCTCTCTTAGAGAGAGTACCATCTTTTTTAATATAAGGAGTGACCAACTTATCGTCTACCCATTTAGGTTTAAAGGTTTCTTTTACCTCATCTTCTACTTCAGATATTCTAGTCTTTAACTTAGCAAGGAATGTCATAGCTTGGCGTTCATCAAAAAAGAATCCCGCCTCTTCTTGAGCATTTATAATCTTAGTTACATCCTGCTCTATCTCAATAGACTCTTTACTAAAGTTAGTACCATCTCTTAATAGCTGGTTGTAGACTAGTTCGTTAAGGCGAACATCTTGAACACAGTAGTCCATCATATTAGGAGTATAACTATCAAATGTTTCAGGCTGTTCTTTCTTAGGATAGCCTACTCGATACCCCCACGTTTGTAGGCTATGTCCGTTCTCTTGAACCGGGTTAAACAATCGTGACATTACAAGAGTATCTTCAATATCTGCCTGTAGTTTTATATTAAATAGTTTTTCTACTACTGGAATATCGAAGCCTATAATGTTATGTCCGATTAATACATCGGCCCGTTGTAGTAACTTAACTCCTTCTTCAATGTTATCTGGATCAAACTTATAAACATCTCCACCTAGTTCTTTAGCTACTATACACCATATCTTAGTCGCATCTAATCCATCAGTTTCAATATCGAATACAACTTTAAAAGGACTCGTCTTCATTATCAAAAGTCTCCTCGTCTGTCACTTCATACAGCCGACCAGTTTCTGAATCATATTTTAAAGCACAGGCTAATCCAGTGTCTCCTGTATATCTAGACTTTAGTACACGAACTCTAGTAGTGTTGGCCTCTTCTTCATTGTTTGCCTGTTGGTTGCGCTCTAGTGCAATGACACAATCTGAAAGCTGTGCTATGCCCTGAGAGCCTTTTAAATGACTGAGAGATACTTGGATACCCTTCTCATGCCCACGCTCTCCAGCAGCCCTGCGTAGGTGTGATACAAGTAACATACCTACACCAGTTTCTTCTACTAAACTTCGTAATCTATTCATCAAAGAATCGATACCTCGCCTCTCATCTCCCTCACTAAGTACATTAACTAGCATGTGTAAATGGTCAACGATGACCCACTTACATTCGCATCCTATAATAATGTATCTTAATTTAGAAAAGAACTCTTCAATATCCGTTACTCCTAAGTGCGAGTGAATAAACACTCTACCCTTTTGAATGATTGTATCGAATAGTTTTGATAGTTCCTCATCACTGTAGGCTTCTCTCTTTTCTTTGAGATACAGTCTATCGTTAGCCTCAATAGATATTATACCGTCAGCGGTTCTGTATTTATTTTCTTCAAGGGCAATGATTCCTATATTATCTTTGGTCTGTTTGATTAGCCAGTGTTCTAATTCTCGTACAACACTGGACTTTCCAAGTCCCGTTCCACCCGTAAAGGTAACAAGCTCTCCCTGCCGTAAACCAAAAAGTTTTTGATTCAAACCTTCCCACGGGAAAGATATACTTTCTATTTCTTTACGGTGTAACCATTCATCTTTTAAGCTGGATAATTCTACAATACCTGAGGGCGTATAAGTTTTAGCTTCCCACCAAGCATTAGTGAATTCCTGAAACTTTTTATTACGCAGCATATCATTGGCATCTTTATAGCCATTGGGGAATGACATTATCTTTACTTTCCCCGGCCTAAGTATACCAGCTACTTTTTTAGCAGCCTCATTACCTGCCTTATCATTATCAAAACAAAGAACTATATTTTGAAATGACTCAACAAATTCTATGCTCTCCCGTATATCTTTAACTGCTCCAGCAGCCCCACGTTTCAGAGATACAACAGCCCATTTTCCTTGGAACATTTCACTAACTGCCATTGCATCACATTCTCCTTCTGTAATGGTCAGGTATTTAGCTCCCTTTGAATTGAAGAGTTGCTCTCCAAACAAACCAGTTCCTTCAAATGTACCGCCCGTTACAAATCCTTTATTAGCTACGTGTCTGGTTTTAGTACCGACGATTTCTGTGCCATTAAAATATGGGTAAATATGTTGGGCCATTTTCCCATCAATTAATACACTACGAACTCCGAATTTTGTAGCTGTCTCTTTGGATATGCCACGATCTGATAAGTCATTAAAAGATCCTGCATAAGAATTAAGGAAGGTATTTTTAGGGGCTTTGAATTCAACTATGGTATCTTGATCTGTTGCTTCATCGTACTTAGGGAATCGGGTCTGACAACTAAAACACCATGCTGATCCGTCATCGTTCAAACCTACAGGGTCTGATCCACCGCACTTGGGACAGGGCAATTTAGTTTTAACAAAATTTCCCATACTGTCTCCTATTAAAAGACTAGGCATTCTATTAAAGACTTCATAGAATGCCTAGCCAAGTTTTACTTAGACTCTACTACTTCGACTTCCTCCTCTACCCTAGCCTCTTCACATTGAGCCAATGTATTACCTAATGAATCTCGATATACATTGTTTGCAACAGCTAATGCCTTAATAATAATATCGACTACTGAAACTGTACGAATAATTGCATCGCTTTCCAATTTAATTTTTGGATTTTTTATATCGTCAGTTTCATATGTTGATACTTCTTGCTTTTCGTTTTGAATACTAATCTTCATAGTTAGAATTCTTCTCCGTCTTCAAAGAACTCAGAGCCGTCATCGTTTTTATAAGGTACTAAATCTAAAACTTGAACAGCTTGTAAATCTAGTCCGATATAAGTACCAAACTTTCCTTCTCCTGAGTACTCATTATATTGCACCCTAACTTTAGAGCCGTTACCAACAGCTACCTTGAGTTCAACCTTATTAGAATCTAACAATCTAGGTGCTGGTCTAACTCTACCGTTAGGTCCGTTTACTTTACGCTTCACAATAACTGCTGGACCTTCGTCCATTTGTTTTACGTTGTGTCCACGAGAAGCAAACTCATTTGCTGTATCGTCATCGACTACAACATTAACTGTATATACAGGCTCAAACATTGTATTAGGTGTTGTTATACTAGCCCAATATGCGGTCCCTTCTATAATTGCCATACTCTCTATCTCCTAAGTAATGTTAAATTTAAATGTCATTTCACAATTTGCAAAAGCATTATCTGATTCTTCAAATACTAATGCGCCTACATATTTTTGTACAGCATTAACCAATGACTGACTAGCTGTTCCTGATTCTGCATTCTTAAAATTTGTTACTCCTTCTGTTGTTATATCAAACCACACTTTAATATCCTGCCTACTAGTAGCATTAATGTTTTGAAGTCTTCTTTGTAGATCAGAAAGAAGTTCTTTTCTATTTAAGGCTTCAGTAGGGGCTGGACATTTCGCTAATGATTTATCTACAGGCTCACTTATAGATTCATTTACGGGTTCTTCTTTAAGTATGGGTTCATTTACTAAGTCTTCCTCTCCAAATAATACATTGTGATTGAACTGAATACTAGAAACTTTATTACTTAGTTCTTGTATCATTAATAAAAGAGAAGACACTTCGTTATTTAATTCTCTAGAACGAGAAGCCATCATAGCGTGGTCTTTTGATGCATCAACACTCAATGTTTCAACCCGGCCTTCGACTTTCTCTAAGTGTTCAGAAACTAAATTAGTTTGTTCCCCTACTATATTGTTTAAGCTAACTAAATCTTGATTGATTTCATATGACCTTTGTAATGAATAATCAATTCTTTCTGATAGAGCGTTGTCTATTTCTTGAAAGCTATCAGTTACCTTTTGATATTGAGTAACGGCTTTTCTTTCTACACTATCTATCTGTTCTGAAATCCTTGGACTCAGAATATAGACTGTTGCTGATGCTACTAGTATCGCTACTAATGTAGATACCGCTAATGTTTGTACTACTGTTAATAAATTTTTCATGCTATCTCCTTAACATTAAACGTTTATTTAATTTTTAGAATCTCGAAGTACCAGTTTTATTGCTCCTTTATTTTCGATAGTGCTCCTTAATTGTCTAAGTTCTGTTAAATCTATATCTGGAAAAGTCCAGAATTTTTTATCTTTAACTCTAGTGGCTTTGAATATATTAGTAACAACTTCCATTGTTACCACCGCATCGACAACTTCTTCTATAGTATCTTGATATGTCTTCATTTTAGTTTGCTGATTGTCAATCATCACATCTAATATGAATTCATCCACAAGTTATTATTATTTCTTTGGATCTGTTTTCGTTTATCATTGAACTCATCTAGTTCTCCTACTGTTGAAATGTGTGGATATTTTTTTAAAATCTTCATTATCCACTTACTTGTCATATAAGATAAGCGTATACATCTATGCTCCTGCCCATTAGAATTTGAAACCATCGCATAGAAATGAGTTTGTTTAGGAAGTAAAGACTTAAAAGTTTTTAAATTAATTCCTTCTCCTTCTTCCTCACTAACCAAAGACTTCAACCATTCGATTTGTAATTGTTTAGTTTTTCTTCTTAGCTCCTTTAACTTTTTTGAATTCATTCCAAGGTTCCGAATACAAACAAAAGAATATGTTACCATCGTCAGCCTGATAAGTAAACTGAGCCGACAGTAAGTTAAGTACGCGGCCTGTTCTTTCTTCGTGCTGTATGTATTGTCCTACTTCTGGTGTTTTACGTTTCATTAGAATCTATCTTTATCATCTACTTCATAGCTATAGACAACTTTCATTATGTCCTCAAACATCTTTCTGAAATCATCGGCATCCATATACTCACATCGATTATGCATGTGATGATAGCGATACTCTTTGTAGACGGAATCGAATTGATCTTCAGTGTACAGAATCATACGTGTTCTCCTTTAGCTTTAATTGCAAAGGTATCGAACCAATCCACACTTATTATTCTATCATGTTTAAGAGTAAATTCTGAGTTCTCTTCTATATCT